GCGTGAAGCTGAGGGAGAAGCTTCCACTAGTGGAACTATCAAGGAGTCTGAAGAAGAGGGTGAACCAGAAGTATCTTCCGCTTAATTAAAAAAATAATATTCGTTAATTTTAAAACAAAATGTGGAAAATAGTTATTACTATCATTTTGACAAGTGTGTTTTTCGTTTTGTTTTTTGAACCATATATAAAATCTAATATTGATATTAATTCAAAAAACAAAGTGAGTACAAGTAAAGGGTTTATTGAAGATACGAGAGCTGCATTTATAATACCGAGATATCCAGCACAGGTAATGGATCGTGATCTATCAGGTGCATTACTACCTAATTATGGTAATATTGGATCGTTTGTAGCATACTCGAGTGTATCTGATGATAACTGGTTGTATGGATTTCCACATGATAGTGGTAAAATAGAAGTTCCTAATGAAACGAAGGAAGATAAACTACAACGTCGTAAACAAGAACTTACGCGTACTTTAGAATCACAGGTTGCATAGTTTTCCCCATGAAAAAGCCTAGGAGGAATACAGCGAATGCGATAATCCACGTAGACTTATCAACACTGGAAAGAAAATCTGATTTATCTGGTTGTTGAAATTGTTGTTGGGGGTACATCATTTCAGAAGGATGAACATAATACTGTTGTTGGTCTTGAACCATTGGATCATTTATAGATGTACTATCTTCATGTTTCTCGGTGTTTTTACTAAGTGGGTCGTTTAATGGATCATAATCAATTGGATTTCCTATATCAGTCTCCATTTTTTATATAGATACTGTTTTTTTTAAGCGTCTTCTTCCTCACTTTCATCATCATCAATAAAATCTTTTAGACTTTCACCATCATCGTCATCTTCACTTTCTTCATCTGAATAAAGTTCATCACCGGTGTCAATATCAGAACCTATTTCAGAATCATGTTCTTCCTTAGAATAATCATCTTCGAGAACAGTATCTTCTGGAATGTACAACTCTGGCTTCTTTATAAGGCGGGTGGATTTCCTTCTAACGAATACCATTTACATATATAAAGACTTGTGCTTTTTAAGTATCTTAATTTGGATACAGTGTATGTACAATACTCCCACTTAATCTATGAGTCCTCGCCTTACCCCTCGTACACATCGGACACTTCTGGGTAATTTCGTACTTTTTGATTGTATATGACATATACTGACCCTCGTGGTTACCACCGATTGTTTCACAATAGGTTGATGTTGTAAGCACCATAAAATCCTTATTCTGTCTAGAAATACTTATAACACGTGTATCTTCCGGGCATTTCATACATTTATGCATGAATGATTCTAATCGTGGTTTGACGTCAGACTGTTTCACTTGTGGTTTTTCTTCAAACTTTTTAATTTCCGGACACTTCTTGAGGTCTTCTTTTTTGGGGTATAACTTTTCAACTATTTTAGGGGGGAGTTGATGTTTCCGACCATAAAAATCTTTACAAAAACCATCCCTCCTACCCCTCACAGTCTCACACCGACAAAAACACTTCTGGGCTATCACAGAACCACTAATATGAAACCATATATGATTTGAACCGTGGGGTCTCTTGAGATTTTCACAATACTTGGAGTTTGTACTCACTAGATACGTTTCATTATGTTTGAATAACTTTGTAACAATTGCACACCCTTGTCCATCCATGTTAGTATGTATAAATTTTTGGAGAAGACCTTTGAGTTCATCATTATCAATTTCATCTTTAGTTTGTGACGTTGTAAACGATCCCTCCTTAATTGCTGTTGATGGTGGTTCAATCGTGACGTGTTGGACTTCGTCAGTTCTCACAGAAGACATTTTTAGAATATCCATATCTGGGGCTTGATCAATCTTTAGGAGGGTACTCAAAGGTCCACATTTATAAACAAATACAGGAAGGTATGCTACTTGCACAACCTTACCTTTTCTGTCGCATCCTTCACATCCCTGTCCACCACATTGTTGATGTTTTTCTAACTTATACGACCACGGCATACGAAGACCACTCCCCTTTGTTCTTCTTTCAAGGTTTCCATACACCGAGGAATCTATAATTTCATTCCAATCTACAGAACCCTTCGCTGTTGTGAGAGATATGAGAATATGTTCACGTAGAGCCACAGCTGCTGATTGATCTACAACAAATCCTGGCCAATTGAGGTGTACACCCGTTTTTATGAGATCACCAGACTTTTTAGGAGGTGCTACCGAGATGAGACATTCTTTACCACCATGGCGTTTCACTTTATCACAAATAATTTTGCACATGGATTTAATTTCCTCTATAGTTAGAGCCTTATCATCTTTGTAGTCTATATCAACGAAGAAGTTATAATTTGGAGTCTTCTGTTCAACTACAAAAAGTTTCTCACCCCTCTTGACAGCTTCAAGATACTTCTCATGGAAGTCATTCAATTTATCGAAAGGCACGGAAAGGACACCACCGTCCAGGAGCACATGCGATAGATTGGTTGCATTATTGAAATTATTTTGGCTACACCACCTTTTAAACATACCTTATTATTGTTCTTCTTCTCTAAACCATCTCCCACAAGATACATCTTGATACTCCTGGTTTTGAGAAAGTTCCTTTTTTATAGTTAAAAGTTCATACACTGTCTTATTTTCATTATCCTTTATCCACCATTTAACCTCTTCCTCGCAAAGACCTCTATTCTTTATGAGGAGTTCTCCAATTTGCATCAATATGTAAGCCTTAGACTTCATTCTACTTAATAGAGAAGGTTTTTCTATTAAGAGAACTTACACACGAATAGAATTGTGGATTTTTCACTACATTTTCAATTATGAGATTCCATCGTTTACGTGTATTAAACTCTTCTAGGGTATCAAAACTCATATAATCATTCTCATCATATGTTTTTTTTATCGGTAATTTTTGAATTTTTCTTAATTTCATCTTTTCTTTCTCATCATAAAACTTATTGACGAGATGTTGTTGTTGATTTTTGGTATAGTCCACGAAAAATATATAAACATTATACTCTAGGTCAACCGTTGGACTCTCCTTCACTATAAACTTAAATTCTGTATATTCTCCACTTTTTAGTGATACCACACCACGGGTCTCTTCCTCAAGTTCCCTAAGAGCACATCTAATAGGATTAAATATCTCCCGCCTTCTACATCCTCCTGTGACAAAAATCCAATCCTTAAATCTCCTATCCCTCACTGTAAGGAACTTGGGTTGTTCGTCAACAAAACTTACTGGTATCGCGATAGCTTTATATTTTTTCATTGCGTTTTCGCAAGTTATAATAACTTGATATGTTTATTCTTTTGATTTTTCTTCAGTAGTAATCACTTCTTCCTCTGTGGTTACATCTTGTTCTACTTGTTGGTGTGTGACTGGAGGAGGGGCACTCAACTTCTGCACGAGCTGAGCTGAAAAGTTTTTGAGGTTATCAACATCCTCCTTAGTCTTGTTCATCTCTCTGAAGAGGAATATAACACCTGCGACGGCTACAATAGTAGCCACCATCATGAGAGTTTCACGGTCCATTTGAATCATTATACATTGTAATCACTTCTTCTTTTTAAGTAATAACACCCATACGTGTGTTCCCTGGAGTTGGACATTCGTATGGACTTTGGGCAAATTGAACGGATTGGTAATGTGTATCTTCACAAGACTTTTGTGTCGGCCCTGTGGGCTGACCAACAAACTTTTCGAGTGTCTTGGATTTGGTATCATACGTCAATACAAAAACGATGGCGATAAGGAAAATTAGTTTCCACATGTGGTTTATTATTTAGTTAGAATATAAAAGTCCGCCCATACCATTCTCGATGCGTAGAACGTTATAGTTCACCGCGTAAATGTCATCATCTGAGTCTTTGGTATCATTGACGATACGAGCCGAATCAAGACGAGAGAAGTTGAGAGAACCAGTGGGTTGGATCTTCGAGGCTTCCAAACAGAATGGGTAAAAGAAGAGCCCCTTTCCGTCAACGGTGAGGGCAGTAGTGTATGACGTGTGATAGTACATTGAGACATGACTGAAGTTTGGATCGGCAAACTTGAAGTCGGTCACATCGGTACCATTGATTTGGAGCTTAAGTTTGTTGTTATTATGCATAATCTCCATAGCAGAGGCCTTACCAGCGGCGAGGTACTTCACTGGGTGATTGAAGTTGAGTTCTTGGATTTTAGCACCCGATGCGGTAGCCTTCTGGGTTTGAGTTATAAGCATGTTTTGGGGGGTGGAAGCGAAATATTCACGCTCGTTGGTGTCAAGATACGCGTAGTTCGCATATATATCCCACTTATCAGTGGCCGCCGTGGAACCCCAAGTGATCCTAAGCTCCACATCGTGGTATTGTAACGCTATGAGAGGGAGGGCAGTTTGCCAGTTCTCACAGAAAGCAAATCGGAGTGGGTAAAATCGGGCATCACCCGCGAAGAGGTCTCCTGCAACCGACTTGGACAAATTCGCCGCTAAGACGTGTGGGGCGATGAGTGTGGAGAAGGTAGAATCCTGTTCATCAATCACTTGACCACCCACGAGGAGTTCAACCTTGTCAATTTTTGTGCGCCATTGGGCTGCAGTGTACGAAGTAGTCTGCGTGCCATCATTTGGAACAATGTACACATAACCGAGAAGATCACCCTTGCGCTCGAATCGCACGGTGGACATACCACCGTTGGAGACATTCCCCTGGATGACCTGACGTTCTACCGTTTGGGAGAAGTTTGTATGGCGCTTGTAGGTAGAGCGAAAAAAACTAATTTCGGGGTCACCGACTAGGTGTGCATCTTGGGCACCGACAGCGACAAGTTGGGCAATACCACCTGACATTTTATATTATAGTGAGACTTTATTTTTAAGTACAGTTTACTATGATATAAATTGTTAATACTAATTTCATATAAGTTAATGTTTCATGATGTATGCCAATACAAAGTAAGGGTTTTGTATATCTATCGCCGACCCCTGACCGGTATTTCCAGCACTCGAGTTGTGGGCGTGGGGTGCGTCCTCGGCGGGTACACCGTGGCCGTGGGGTGCGTTCTCGGCGGGTACACCGTGGGCGTGGGGTGCGTTCGCGGCGGGTACAGCGTGGTCGTGGTTCGCGTTCGCGGCGGCGTGGGAGTGGGGTGCGTTCGCGGCGGCGTGGGAGTGGGGTGCGTTCGC